CAGGTTCTACCAGTTCTACAATGGTTCGATCATCGAGTTCAACTCATACGATGATGAGCAAGATGCAAAGAACGGAAAGCGTGACTATTCTTTCTTCAACGAGGTAAACGGTATTCCATACGAGATATTTGAAGCGATCTATGTAAGAACAACTAAGATGACATGGGCTGACTTTAATCCTAGCTCTACATTCTGGCTAACTGATAAGCGCATCGAGCAGAGGGCGAATGTTAAGACGATCAAATCCACATTTAAGCATAACCCATTTTTGTCTGAAAAAACAGTTGAGAAAATTCTAAGCTATGAGCCAACAAAAGAAAACGAGAAAGAAGGAACAGCAAACGAGTACAGATGGAAGGTCTACGGATTGGGTGAGTACGCAGCTATCGAAGGCGCAATATTTAAACGCTGGTCGAAAGGATCGTTTAACGAAGAACTGCCTCACATTTGGGTAGTCGATTGGGGTACAAAAGACCCTTTTGTGCTGATCAAGTTTGCTCTCGACCACGAAAAGCGAAAGATATACGCCAAACAGTATTGCTATGAGCCTGCTGGTGATCGTGGCTACTCATGGATGAAGCGAATCGTAGAGCGTTATGCTGGCAAAGATGATCTAATCGTAGCAGATAACGCAGAGATGATCACGATAAACCAGTTCAGAGCTGATGACTTTAATATGATTCCATGCTACAAGCCTAAGATCGTAGAACGCATCAGGTGGGCGCAAGACTATCACCAAGTTATTGATGATTCGCCCGACATTGAGAACGAGCTTAACAACTACAAATGGGCTGATAAACGAGGTGAGCTACCTATCGATGACTTCAATCACGCTATGGATGCAATCGGCTACGGAGTGAGCTATTACAAGATGAATGTACTGAGGTCTTAAAAATCGCACTTAGCGAGTTCAAAGATTTTGTTTAATTTTGCAACAAAGATCACTCAATGGCTAGTAGCTTCGGATCATGGTTAAGATCAATTCCAATACTTAATAGATTCAATCAAGGACACTCCTGGTTGCCTTTATCATTCGCTGGTAATGGATTCTCATTTAAGAAGATCACAGATCGACAAGCGGTCGAAGATGGGTACATGGGTAATCTTAACTGGTATGCGATCGTAAAGAAAGCAGCCGAAGGAGCAGCTAGTCTACCGTATTCCATTCAAGTTAAAAGCGGAGAGGAATGGATCGAAGTCGATAAAGAGAATGACCCAGTTGCGCAGTTCTTTTATGAGCCTAATCAAGATCAAACTTTGATCGACCTACTTGAAGCAGCTTTCATTTACTACTACACTACTGGAGAAGCATTCTTTGTAGCGCCTCAAGAAGCGATTGGGTTTAACTCGGATGAGGTAAAAACAATTCCACCTGAGCTGATGAAGATCAAGATGGAGACTGATGACATCATGAGCGATGTTAGCCTTTACGAAATTCACCAGCCTAACGGAAGTATAGAAAAGCTCACGCCTTTAGAGGTTTGTCACATGAGAATGTTTAATCCTTCAGTTGAAGGCTTTAAAGTTAGAAACGGGTTAAGCCCACTTCAAGCTGCTTACAATAAGCTAAGAGCAAGTAACAACCAGGCAACAGGACAAGCGGTTTACTTTGAAAACAGAGGTATCTCTACGATCGTTTCACCTACAGGAGGAGCAGCTGGAGTAGTAATGGCGAAGAGTGATAAAAAAGCTATTGACGAAGCGACTAGTCAGAGAGTTGGTGGTTCACATAAAGTCAATGGAGTGATTACAGTCACATCTCCAGTCCAGACTTCTCAGCTTGGTTCTTCTGCTTCAGATATGCAGATGTTAGAGCAAGGTACATCGATGCTTCGAGAGTTGTGCAATGCTTTGTTTATGCCTTCAGAGATGTTTAATGACCCTGATAATAAGACTCACGCAAATAGAAAAGAAGCTGTCAAGACGATGTATCACGACGTATTCCTACCAGCAGCTAATCGATTCATGAGAGCTTACGAAAAGGCAATCATTAAGCCTTACGGGTTACGAGAGAATGGAAAGGAATACAGAATCACAGTAGATACTAGCAAGATTGAAGCACTTCAGCCGGACCCATTCGAAAAGAAAAGAATGCTACTCGATGAGGTCGAGCGAGGAGTGATCTCAAGAAATGAATACAGAGAGGCTATAGGACGTGAGCCACTTACTAATGATGGTATGGACGAACCAACTGTGCAACAACGAATCTACACAGTTAATCCAAGTATGGGAGAAAATTCTTAATTTTGTAGCTATGCCAGAAATGAAAACAGGATATCAAGAAAAGACTTTCGGACTTGACTTCAAGATCGAGAAGCAAGAAAACGAGCGAGTACTTGTCAAAGGATATTTCTCTGGCTTTAAAACAATCGACTCTGATGCTGATGTGATAATGCCTGGAGCGTTTCAGAAGTCAATTCAAGAAAGAGGACCTAAAAGTCAAGCCAATAGAAAGATCGCACACTTGGCTTTTCATGATCTTAATAGACCAGTTGGAAAACTGCAAGTCTTAAAGGAAGACGAGAAGGGATTATACTTCGAGAGCTTACTTGGAACTCACACAGACGGAGCTGATGCTGCTAAAATGTACGAAGAGGGAACGATCAATGAACACTCGATCGGGTTTAGATATATCCCTACAAAGATGGAGTTCATCGAGCTAGACTCAGAAGAAAAGATTGATGCTCTTATCGCAAGTGGTGAGTATGTATCGATAAACAAAGAAGCGGTAATGCGCTACGGTGGTTACTTCAAGATTCACGAGGTTAAGTTATACGAAGGTAGCTTTGTTACATTTGGTGCCAACGAGAACACACCGAACCTAACTGGTAAGAGCGAAAAAGAACTTGATACATTCAGAGCAGACCTAGATGAAAAGGTGTCTGAGCTGATGCGATCGATCAACGACGGAGAAAAAGGTTTGCAGATTGAAAGACAAATTTTATATATTTGCAAACATTACGAAGCACTTGGAGGTGCTGAGCCGCTATCAAAGCACTCGGTAGAACAAGCCGCAAAAGAGCAGAACGCAGAGTCTGACAAGGGCAAACAATCATTTTTTGAGATCATGGCGAAAGCCTGATCTAAAATCAAAAATACCGAGTTATGAATAAATTCAACACATTCCTTGAAGAAAAAGGAATCAAATCAGAAGACTTTTCTGCTATGGATGCAGAGAAGCAAGCCGAACTTTACAACGAGTTCAACGAGGCTAAAAGAAAAGAAATCGAAGAGGCTATCGAGTCAAAAGCGACCAAAGAGGATATCGCTGACTTGAAAGCTGAACTTCAGTCTACCATGACTGATCAAATGAAGTCTCTTAACCAGGCTTTGAAAGATCAGGGCTTGGCAATCAAAAAACTCTCTCAATCTGAGAAAGCAGAAAGAGCTGCTTCATTCGAAAGCGAAGTGAAAGCTGGACTTGCTGAGAACCTTGAGAAACTGAAGAGTCTTAAAAGCTCTAAGTCAGGTGAGTTCAAGTTTGATGTTAAAGCCGCTGGAAGCATCACAAGTTCGAATATCTCAGGAGGTAATGTACCTGTTGAAGATCGAATTGAAGGTTTAAACACCGTTGCTTCTCGTCAGGTACGCTTCCTTGATTTGCTGAACAGACAATCTACTGAGTCAAATATCGTTTCATGGGTTTACCAAGCCAACAAAGACGGTGCTGCTGGACAGACTGCTGAGGCTAGTGCTAAAAACCAGATTGACTTTGACCTAGTTGTGAACTCTGAAAGCATTAAGAAAACTACTGCTTATATCAAAGTATCGACTGAGATGCTTGATGACGTAAGCTGGATTGAGTCTGAGATTAATAGTGAGTTGAGACGTGAGCTTTTAAAAGCTGTTGAAAGCGGAGCATACGAAGGTGACGGATTAAGCAACAACTTGAACGGTGTTCGTACAGTTGCTAATCAGTTCAGCCCTACTCCTACCTTTGCAGCGAAAGTGGACAACGCAAACGCAGTTGACGTGCTTGTAGCTGCTCTTGATCAAATCGAGAAAGAAGATCACGAAATGGTAAGACCTGCGATCTTCATGAACCCTAGCGATGTGAACTTCCTAAAAGCAACCAAAGTAAGCTCTACTGACAAGCGTTATGTAGAACGACTTGTGATGGTTGGGAGTACTCTTATGCTAGATGGATATGTTCCTATCATCAAATCAACTGCGGTTACTATTGACCAGTACCTTGTAGGAGACTTCTCAAAGGCTTACTTAGTCGAAAAAGGAGGTTTGAGCATCGAAGTAGGTCTTGACGGCAACGACTGGACTGAAAACATGAGAACTATCATCGCTGAATGGAGAGGTCTTGTTTACGTTAAGAACAATGATCGCACAGCATTTGTAGCTGGTGACTTTACTACTGACACTGCTGCACTTGAAACTCCGTAATAAGGAGTAAGCAAACAAGAAATTAGGGTGAGTACTTAGTACTTGCCCTTTTTTATTCATATTGCAAATATGATAGTCAGTTTCTTTTCGAGGGATTAAAGAATTTTCTACTCTCTGTTTATAGTGAAGCCTCAGCGTAAGTTGGGGCTTTTCTTTTTAAAATAGTATATTTGCTAAAATTTTGTTATCATGAAGATTATAGGAACAGGAAAAGAGCATAAAGGTCATAAGCTCGAAAAAGGAAAGACATACGAAGTATCTGACCAAGTTGGCGAGATTAATATCGCTAGAGGTCTAGCTACAAAAGCTGGAGAAAAGGAAACTGAACAAGAAGAAGCGCCTAAAGCTAAGCCAAAGGCTAAAGCGAAGAAGGCTACGGAAGAAAAGAGCTAAAAACCCTTTGAGAATCCTGAAAGAGAGCTGCTAACGTGGCTCTTTTTTTTTGCTTACTTTTGTAGTATGAAAACATTTGTCTTTACAGCCTTGATGCTGCTTTCGATTTACTCAAGCGCACAGGTTTATTACAAGATATCACGATGAGTATTTTAAAAACAACAGATTTTGCTTCAGGTAGGGTAAAGGTTAGCCAAGATCAATACAATGTTTCTGATTTTGCTGATTTTATTACAGACGAGAGAAACTACATGAGAATTAAGACTATTTTAGGGAATACTCTAGGCCAAGAGTTTATCGACGATCTTACTGGCGACCCAGCGGTACCTCAAACGGCTAAATTCAC